AAGAATTTTTATTTTAGTATTCAGTATTCAACTGAACTTTCAAATGTCAAATACATAGTCGAATATAATTATTCATTTGAATGGCTAAAAGATCATAGCAAAGGAGCTAAAATTCTAACTGAAGAATTAAAGGTAAAAGAGTCTGGTAACAATAAGTTTAAGTCGTATTTAAAACGTAATAATAATAAAGCTGAATACTTATCATCATTAAAAGGTAGATGCAATAATGAATTGAATGTTGAAAATAATGAATTAGCTATAAATAAAATTGCAAACTTTGATTCGTTGTTTTACTTAGAGTTAATAAAAGAACTTAATAAGATTGAGTTCAGTTTTATAAAAATGTTAAATACTGATGAGGCTTTTAATTCTGCTCTTATAACTAAAGATGTAACTTCAGAAGGGGTAGAATTAGATTTAGACAATGGTTTAAATATATGTGAAGCCATTTTTAATTTAAAAGAAAAAGAACCAGAGAAATATGAATTACTTGTTAACTCATTCAAAACATTAATTCCAAGTATTGAATCAGTCAGTGCCCATGAAATTAATTTGAAAGAACAGTTTGGTGAAAATCTTATAAATAAAGAAGAAATCCCATTTGAAATACCTGAAAAAATTTATGATATAAGAATAAAAGAAAAACAAAATAATCAGCTAACAACGATTCAAAATATTTCCGACGGATCAAAAAGAATCTTTCTGTTATTGACATCAGCTATCTTAGCAGATATAAAAAATATACCGTTGATCTTTTTTGAAGAATTAGAAAACTCTATACATCCTTACTTATTTCAAAGATTACTGATTATATTAGACGAAATTCTCCAAGAAAGTAAATTAGTTATAACAAGCCATTCCCCTTATTTATTACAGTATATCGACTTAAAAAATATTTATATTGGAGTCCCTTCTACAAATGGTGTGGCAACGTTCCAAAGGTTTAAATCTAGTTCGATAAATACTGTAGTTTCAAATGCTGAAGAAGAGGAACTTAACATCGGAGATTATATTTTTAGTCTTTTAATTGACGATTTCAGTGGTTTAGATAATGAAATAAATGATTATTTGGAGCATAAATTAGATGAGTAAACAAGGTCTACTTATATTTGTGGAAGGAGAAACGGACTTCCATTTCATTAATAAAATGAATTGTTATTTAATTAATAAAAACACAAATAAACAACAAGTAGACCTCATAAAAATAAAAAATTTAGATGGTATTGGTAATTACAAGAAAAAAGCTTCGAGATTATTAAGGAATTTGCAAAAAAAAGAAAATATTAATTTTAGAGTGATATGCTTTTATGATAGTGATGTTTTTGAGCTGTCAAAGAAACCGCCACTTGATTGGAATTATGTATTCAAAGAGCTTAATTCAGAGAATCCTATTTCAATAGATAAAGTTGCTGTGAAGAAAATGATAGAGGATTGGCTTTTATTAGATAAAAAAGGGCTGTGTAAATATTTAAAATTAGATGAAAAGAAATCCCGAAATTTAAATGGTAAAGATGGCAACGAAAAGATGAAATCTCTTTTTAAAAAGAGTAATAAAATCTATCAAAAAGGTGCTTATTGTGAAAGGTTTTTAGAAGACTTAGATTTTAATTTAATTTATAAAAATATAAGTAAAGAAATTGCATGTTTGGAGAAATATCTATTCAAGCAATAATAAATGATTTGTCCAAGACGGAGAGCCTGCGGACACTGATCAACACCTTTTATGGTGCTGGTTGGTGTCCGTTTTTTATTTGTCTGAACGGAGGATGAACATGAAGAAGGAGAAACCGAAAAAACAGCCGCAGAAGCTCACTGACAGGGATTTAAGAGAGCTTATGGGGCAAAACATGCAAAGACTGAAAAGAGCCACAGGCGGGGCTTATAAACGTAAATAATGGGAGGGAATATAGATGACAGATCAAATGATTGCTTGGAAGGTAGAAGAATGGATTAGAGACTATGAATTTATGCTACGAGAGATTGACAGGCTCACAAGGCTTCTGAATCGTGTTGAATTTGCAGGAGGTCAAAAGCTAACGGCAACATACGGTGATGAAGCTGCAATGCCTAAAGGATCAGCAGGAATAAGTCAAGCTGAACTAAGACATCTTGACCGCAGAGAAAAGCGACTGCTCAAATACGAAGCCATTGCTAATTTTCTTAATAGAGCAGTAGATAATATGCAAGAAGAACGACACCTAATCGTGTATGACTGCATGATGACTGGAATGAGTTACACCGCTATATCTGATCACCTTGAATGCTCAAGGGACACAATCAGAAAAATCAAAACTGAAATAATCGGCAACATCGTCAAAGAAGTCAAGAAAGTCAATTTTCTTCAACATTTGAAATCACTTAAAACCGCAGTGTAAACTTGAAGGCAGGACGGGGAGGCATAATTTCCCGCGTCACCAATTCTTATTTTAAATAAAACTATGATAATCTTGAATTATAAAATAAGAATTGGATGTGAATTACAAATGGAACAGAAATCTCGAAATATAAGTGAGGCTATCATTCGTAACTGGGGCCTTCCAGATAATTTATCAAGTCATTGTGATGATATTCAATTTAGATTCTCTAATGAAGGAATGAAAGAAAAGGCGGGTTATCACATTAAGGATACGTCGTGTAAATTTTGTCTATATAATTTAAGAGAGGATAAGCTTTTATTCAGTATGGAGTTTCATGAAAAATCTTCTGTTACGGAACGTCTGACTAAGACTTATGATGCTCAAAAAAATAGACCATTAGTGCTACAACTAATACATGTACACGACGGCTCTTTAAGGAAAAAAGGAATAGCAACATTTTATATCAAAAAATTGATTGAGTATGCTAAATCAATTAAGAGTGATCATATTATTGTTAATAAAGTAAATGCAGACTCTCCAGATTTCAAAAGTGATCAAAAAAATGCTTTGACGCAAGATGAGCTTGAGCAATTTTATAATAAATTTAGTTCTCTTGAAATGCCATTAAAACTAGTGATTTTTTAAAGTAAATTCCGTTCGACAAATTCTGCAAATAGTTCCATGTACTAGCTTTCTGCCGATAAAAAGGAAGGAGGCTGATAATAATTGAATAATAATTTAGAACATAAACAAAACGAAGAAACAAAAACAGAACAAATTAATAGTGTCCTTAAATACCTTAAAGGTTTTACTGTTCCTAGCACTACCAATGCAACATTTCAAGACCATGAAAAATTTAAAAAAGAAATTAAAAAGGAAGCACTGCATATAAAGGAATTAAGGAAGCTTATAAAAATGTTGGACTTAAATCTAAGAATATCAAAAGAGGATTCTAAATTTACTCCAATTCTATTTACTATATATTTTACGTTATTTACTTGTGGGGCAACTATAGTTCCAGAAGAAGGGAAAACTTGGTTTATGTTGATCCTATTAATTGCAGCATTATTTTTAATGTTTATGCTGTTATTTATGACAGAACAAAGAAGGAAACAATCATTTAAATATCATATTTATATAATGTTATTAGAGGAAGTCATTGAAGAAAACATGAAAAAAGAGGAAGAAAATATGAAAAAAGTTAAACAACAAGAAAAGATTATTTTAATAGAGAAACCAGAAAAGAAGTGAATTAATTCTCTCAACAATTTAGACAAATGTTGCTGTCGATATAGTACAGCTACGAGTTAAATCTTCGAGAAGCATCCTGCGGGGTGCTTTTTTTGTTCCCTGTAAACTGCTTCCGATAATTCTTTACACCAAGCATCGGCTTAAAGGTAGAGTGCGGCGGCAGTTTAGAGTGAATAAATCAAAGGAGTGATCAAATGGGCGGAGTTAAAGGAGTGTTCCCAGAAGCGGTGAACGGCTTGAGTAATTGGATCGAACAGAACTTTCATGAGATAGACAGCTATGTTACTACATTTAAGATGAAAGACGGGACGTTAAAGACTATTTACCTTAACGAATCATACCTAGAAGCTATTGGAATGGTTGAAATCGCAAAAGAATCTCTTCATCAATCAGCAAAAGATGATGCGCTTGTCACGAAATAAAATTCCCGAAACAAACACGAATCAGAAGGAGGCGGCAGGTGAATGTAAATGGAATCGAAGCACATTCAGGCAGAGAAAGATTACGTCAAAGGTATGAAATACAAGGACCTTGCCGAGAAGTACGGGGTGTCGATCAACACCATAAAGTCATGGAAAAAGCGGCATGGTTGGGAAAGAAAAAAGGGTGCACCCAAAAGAAAAAGTGTGCACACAAAAAAGGGTGGTCAACCCGGTAACGTTAATGCGTTAGGTAATAGCGGGGGAGCAGCACCAATACGAAACCAAAACGCAAAGACGCATGGCTTTTACTCAAAGCACATGCCAGCTGAAGCGTTTGAGATCATGCAGGACATACAAGAGTTTTCACCCATTGATTTACTTTGGGAGCAAATACAAATTCAGTTCACAGCCATTGTGCGGGCACAGAAAATAATGTTCGTTGAAAGCAAAGACGAAATGATCAAAGAGTTGAAAAAAGCACGGTACGTTTTTCATGAGGGTGACCTTGAAGAAAAAGAAACCGAAGAAGAAGAATACGAATTTCAGTTTGCTTGGGATCGTCAGGCTACATTTTTAAACGCACAATCTAGGGCAATGGGCGAGCTGAGAAGCTTAATAAAGCAGTTTGACAACATAGCCCATGAGACAGACGAAAGACGGCTTAAACTGGAGCAGATGCGCTTGAACATTGAAAAGACTAAGAAAGCCATTGATGGCGGTAGTGAAGGCAGTGGAGAAAACAAAATTGCTTCAATGCTTCAAAAGATGGTGAATGAACATGGAATTGAATAAAAAGCAAAAAGAGGTATGGGACAGCTTCATAAAAGAGCGGCCTAAAATCCTTTTATGTAGCGGAGCAAAGAGAGCAGGGAAAACATTCGTGCTTCTCTTAGCATTCCTTGCTCACATTAGTAAATATCAAAACAAGGGTCTTTCATTTATCATCGGTGGTGCTACTCAAGCAGCCATCAAACGTAACGTATTGAATGATCTTGAATTGATATTAGAGAAAGAGCTTAAATTAGACAAAGCAAATGCCATTGAGATATTCGGCAACCGGGTCTACTGTTTCGATGGTGCCAACGTGGATGCTTGGAAAAAGGCGAGGGGTTTTACATCAGCTGGTGCATTTTTAAACGAAGCAACCGCTCTTCATGATTCATTCGTGAAGGAAGTTATATCCCGTTGTTCGTATAAAGGCGCAATGGTTTTGATGGATACAAACCCTGAAAACCCAATGCACACCGTAAAAAAGGATTACATCGACAAAGACGGGCAAAGATTAAAGAGTGGCCGCCTTAACATCAGGGCTTTTCACTTTTCTTTGTTTGATAATAACTTTCTTGATCCTGAATATGTTGAAAGTATAGTGGCATCGACACCGAGCGGCATGTTTACGGACAGAGACATTCACGGTTATTGGGTTGCGCCTGAAGGCGTGATATACAAAGATTTCAATAAAGATGTGCATTACATCAGGTCAGATCAATTAGAGAACGTCAACTTTGTAAAATACTTCGCTGGCGTTGACTGGGGGTATGAGCATTTTGGTTCCATCGTCGTTATTGGAGAGGATGATAAACAAAATTATTATCTCTTGGAAGAGCATGCAGCGCAGCATGAAGAAATAGATTATTGGGTCAAAGTGGCGAAAGATATAAAAGAGCGTTACGGCAGCATGAACTATTATTGCGATACCGCTCGGCCAGAACATATTGTTAGATTCAGGCGTGAGAGGTTAAGAGCCTTGAATGCTGATAAGGCTGTAGTGTCTGGTATAGAAGAGGTGGCAGGCTTGTTCAAGAAGAACAGGCTTTTTGTCGTTGAGGACAAAGTAGAGCGATTCAAACAAGAAATCTTCATGTATGTGTGGAATCAAAAGACGGGTGATCCAGTTAAAGAATGGGATGATGTACTTGATTCAGTGCGTTATGCCCTTTATACACATAATAAACCGATGAGGCGTAAAGGAGCGAGGTGAGCAAATGAATGAATTTGTACAGTATTTAAGAGAAAACGAGATTAACAGCAAAGTCATTGAAGCGATTATAAATTCTCATAAAGAACAGCGAGATAAAATGATCAATCAGTACGAGAGATACAAAGCGTCCATTGAGGGCGTGCCAATTCTTCAAAGGGATGCTTTTACACTAGAGCATCAAGAGGACTTTGAAACAGGAGCAATACTTAGAATAGATGATAGAGTAAACAACCGCTTAAACAATGGTTTTGATAGTGAGATTGTTGATACAAAAGTGGGTTACATGTTTGGACATCCAATCACTTATGAGGTAGATAAAAACCAAGTAAGTGAGTCAGGGGCTTTAGTCGAAGCGATCAATAGATTCAATTTGCTAAATACTATCGAGGATGCTGATAGTGAACTGGGTAAGAAAGCGGCCATCTGTGGGTATGCTGCTCGATTGGCTTATGTGGACAAGGCAGGAGAAGTGAGAACCGTGAATATTGATCCGTGGGAAGCGGTCATTATTGGTAGCGGCAATGACATAACTGAACCTGAATTTGCTCTTCGATATTATGAGGTGACAACCTGGGTAGATGGAAAGCAGATCAAACGTGAAAAGGCGGAGTTTTATGACTCTTCTCACGTTTACTATTTTGAGAAGGGTGAGAATGGATGGACAGAAATTAAAGTTAATGAACATCTATTTGACCACTGCCCTTTATTCGGTTTGCCAAACAATGATGAGTTTATGGGCGATGCTGAAAAGGTCCTTTCTCTAATTGATGCTTATGATCGAACGCTGTCAGACGCCTCAAATGAGATAGAGCAGCTGCGGCTTGCTTACATGATTTTTAAAGGCGCCGGAGTGGATGAAGAAACGCTTGAAAAACTCAAAAAGCATGGAGTCTTTGAGCTTTTTGGTGACAACGATGACGTGAAGTTCCTGACAAAAGATATAAACGACACAATGATTGAAAATCACTTGAATCGTTTAGAAGAAAACATTATGCGTTTCTCTAAGTCGGTTAACTTCTCAGATGAAGCGTTTGGCGGCAATTTAACAGGCGTTGCTATGCGGTACAAGCTTATGGCTCTTGAGAATAAATGTATCACTATGGAGCGTAAAATGACTGCTGCTTTGAGATACCAATACAAGTTGCTGTGTTCAGCTTGGTCACGAAAAAACGCCGCTATTAGTAATGAGGATTATTTGAAAGTTTGGTTCACGTTCACACGTAACCTTCCTGCGAATATCGCAGAAGAAGCTGAAACCACAGCAAAACTAAAAGGCCTAGTAAGTGAAGAAACAAGGCTGTCACTTCTTACGTTTGTTGATGACGTGCAATACGAGATAGAAAGAATGAATGAGTCAAAAATAGATTCAATATACAGCTTTGACGAAGATGAAGAACTAGACAAACGACCTGCCGGAAGTCGTGAAAAGACGGAAAACTTAGACGTGTAGGCTCGTACTACATGGCTTGGAGGATGAAGAATAATGACCATTGAAGAAATTAAGCAGTTTCTTGAACAAAATAAAGAGAATGAAGAAGTTAAAGCGTTTGTAGGTGAACTATCAGCCGTGTCAGCAGACAAGGTGAAAGGATTCCTAGAAACAGAAGAAGGAAAGAAGCTCTTGCAACCACGTTTGGATCAACACTTCACTAAAGGCCTTGAGACTTGGAAAGATAACAACCTTGAAAAAATCGTTGAGGAAGAGGTTTCAAAAAGGAACCCGTCTAAAACACCAGAGCAAATTGAAGTTGAGAAACTTAGAAAAGAAATTGAAGCAGAAAGAGCGGCACGAAATAGAGAAACTTTAGTCAATAAAGCCCTTAAAGCAGCTGATGAAAAGAAGTTGCCAAAGGACGTTATTGACTTTTTTATTGGCGATAACGAAGATTCCACTCTGGAAAATCTAAGCAAACTTGAAGAATCATTCAATGCTGCTGTGCAAACTGCTGTAGATGCAAAATTCAAAGATTCAGGCCGTGAAATTGAACGAGGTAATGGTACAGGTAATTCTACTGGAAACATTGATATTAGAACAATTGCTCAAGAAGCAAACATTAGAAAATAGGGGGAAATAATTATGGTAATGCTACAAGACGCAAAGACAGGGGCGGTCCCGAAAGAAACGGGAACATTAGTATTAAGAGACTTTTTGACACAATCAGCAGTGACACAGCTGGCGCAATATGAAGAAATGACCAAGCCTAAAAAAGAGTTTACCTATTTAGCTTCTGGACCTGGGGCTTACTGGGTTGGTGAAGGCGAAAGAATTAAAACGGATGGTGCAACATGGTTGAATGCAGAAATGATTTCTAAAAAACTTGGCGTTATCATTCCTGTCTCAAAGGAGTTTTTACGTTATTCGGTGCCGGACTTCTTCGCAGAAATGCAACCAGCAATTGCAGAAGCTTTCGCTATTAAATTTGACCAAGCTGCTTTATTTGGTATTGGCTCTCCATTTGGTAAAGGCGTATCAGTGATGGAGAGAATTGAATCTAAAGGTAATAAAATCGAATTAGATTCCTTGGGAAGCTTGTATGATGAGCTAAACGCAGTGATGGCGCTCTTAGAAGAATCTGATAAAGACGCAAATGGATTTACAACAACAAAACGCTTTAAACAAAAACTGCGTGGTGCAAAAGATGAAAATGGGTTGCCGATTTTTAATGATCCAAAGGGTGGTGCCACATCTGAGGCCCTAGGTCTACCAATCGGCTATGTTAGTTCTAAGTCTTGGAAATATGATAAAGCTTCTTTGTTTGCGGGTGATTGGAGCATGGCTAGATACGGTATCCCACAAGGAATGGAATACAAAATCAGTGAAGATGCTACGCTTGAAGGTACTCTTGATAAAGATGGCAAACCGATTAGCTTGTTTGAGCAAGATTTAGTGGCTTTACGTGTTACTCAACAAGTTGGCTTTATGACTCTTAATGATGATGCTTTTGCTGCTATCACGCCAAAAGGAGCTGCTGGCGAGTAATGAAGATTAAAAAAGGTAAGCATTCTCTTGATGTCACTGAAAGGGCCTTTGAAATCATATATAAAGAACTTGGCTATAAGCCCGACAAAAAAGGCGAGAAACAGGAACAAGATGATGAAGTTCCTGAAGAACTAGTAGAAGAATAAGGGGGATGACGGTGGATAAAGGGAAATTTTTAAACGAGCTTTTGAAGCCGTTGGACCTTAAAGAACGAGGGGCCATGAGAAGGCTAAAAAAGCTTTATCGTGAAGCCTCAAAGGAATTTATGAGTTCTCTTACGGATCTGTACGAGAAATTAGATCAAGGTGAAGACCTTTCATATGCTGACATTAATCAGTTTGACGATATTGAGGCCTTGAAGTCTCAAGTAATTGCTTTGGCTTCCAAACTGGATACCCGCTCTCAAAAGGAAATCATACGGCTCTTAGAAGATACTTATGATTTCTCTTATGATTGGTTGGCATCCGTTGTCGAAGCAATGATTGATCAAAAGCTAAGAAATGCAACGCCTTCTTTGCCAAAGTTAGTTGAAGAAGCTCGTAAGAACGCTGTGTATGGACTCAAGCTAACGCAAGCATTGGAAAAGCATCGTGCAATGATTGTGAAGGACATAAACGAAGCAATAGAAAGAGGCTTCATTGAGCGTGAACGCTTTTCTGATATTGCTAGACGGGTTAGAAGTGCTTTCGATAGCTCTTACTATAGATCGACCGTTATCGCTCGTACAGAAGCTCACAGAGTGCGTGAGAAGGCTACTCACAATAAGGCAGAAGAGTTTGAGCAGCAAGGCATAGTTATGGAAAAGGTATGGAACAACGTTGATGATGAGCGGGTCCGACAAACTAGGAAGGCGAATCATAAGGCGTTGCAAGGTCAGCGTAGAAAGGTCAATGAAAATTTCGATCTAGGAAATGGTGTCACAGCAGTTGCGCCCGGACAATCTGGCAGCGCAGCCAATGACATACATTGCCGCTGCTTTCTAACATATGAAGTAGTGGGATTGAGGGGTGAATAATGGACTTAATAGAGTTGAAAACCCGCTTAGAGATCCCTTTAGATGATGAGTCACAGGATGAAAAACTTAAACTGGAATTGCAAGACGGCATTGAATACGCACAAGAATATTGCAACAACCCCTTTTTAAACAAAGAGGGGTTACTTGAATTGCCGTCACCAGTCAAAAAAGGAATTGCCATGATGATTAAGATTGACCGCTCTAATGAGGTCGGAGTTTCCTCCGAATCTATCGGCGGCATGAGCAAGACATACACAAGTGATTATACGCGTTACGAGGCTGTGTATAAGCTGTGGAGAAAATACAGGAAAGTTAAGTTCCGCCCGTTGAGGTGATGATATGGGGCGTATAAAGATCAAAGACAAAAACCGTATTCCGAAAGTGGTAAACGCACTTGGAAATGGAGAGAGAAAAGCAAGAGTGGGTGTTCTTGGAACAGGAAAAGAAGCCATGATTGCAGCTGTGCATGAATTTGGTACACGTATCACAGTGACGCCAAAGATGCGTGCATATCTCCATTCTCAAGGTCTACATTTGCGAAAGGATACCACTCACGTAGTCATTCCCGAACGGTCTTTTATTAGATCAGGCTGGGATGAAAACGAGCGTGAAATCCTACGGAAGCTGGACAGGCTTTTGCTCGAAGCTGTCCAAAAAGGAATCAGCACTCGAAGCGTAATGAATGCCATCGGTCTTGAGACAAAGGGCAAAATACAAAAATACGCCCGGGATCTGAAGTCACCAGCAAACCAACCATTTACCACTCAACAAAAAGGATCATCAAATCCGCTTGTTGATACGGGTGAGCTAATTGGTTCAATAGACTATGAGGTGCAGTGATGAGCAAGTTTAGTTTTATGAAACTCATAGAAAAATACAGCGTGACTTTTGATCTTGTTGTGCAGAGTGCTGGAGATTATGACAATCTTGGGCGATGGCAAGACGGTGAAGCCATAACCACAACGCAAAAAGGGGCGCTTGTTGTTCTGCCTAGTCAATTAATCTATCAATCAGGTGGCCGTTTAACGACACTTGACCGCCAACTTTATATCAGCAAAGCTGTGGAGATCCCTTTGAAATCTAAAGTGATTTATAAGGGAGCCACATACCATGTTGAATCTATGAATCCTTTCGAGGATTACGCAGACTTCAATAGTTACATCTTAAAGGCGGTGAGCAACTTTGATTGATTACGAATCTATTATAAGCACGGTGATTGGTGTCATTAGAGATAGTACCGGTCATAAAGTGATTATGGAAAACGGAACAGGGAAGCAGCCTGCTTATCCTTTTTGCACATATACCGTTACTTCCCCATATATTCCCCAACATCGGGGAATTATCGAAGGGGATGCGATCACTGAAGATGTAGATATTTTCTTTTCGTTCACTTGGATTTCCGATGATGCTATTGAAGTGATTTCTTTAACACAACAGACTGCTACGCTTTTGAGAACAATGAAGGCGAAGCAGGTTCTTTATGATAAGGGAATTGCGTTTATTAAAGCGGAGGGCACAGGTAACAGAGATACATTTCTTTCGATCGAAAATGAGCGTCGTCACGGCTTTGATGCACGGTTCAGAATACGAGTAACGCATAACGGGGCAGAGTCAGAGTATTTTGATTCCGTCACCATAAATAACGAGAATATAGGAGGGTAATTACATGCCTTTATCAGACGTAAAAGTCAAAATTGATATTTTAAAGCCCACAACGCTTGTAGGTCTTGGCATTCCGCTTATCTTGGTTAAAAATACCAGTGCTACTGAAAGTGTTTATCGAGAATACGGATCGCTAGAATCGTTAAAGCAGAACTACGGGGAAAGCACGGCTACTTACAAAAAGGCGGCGGCTATCTTTGCACAAGGTGACAATGCGCCGAATAAGGTCGCTGTGGCTTCATTTGGGCACGAATTTGAAACAGGAGATACAGAGAACCCTAAACAGGTTTTCAGCGTTAGGAACGCATTAGAAGAGTATTTTGACAAAGACTTTCATTTTGTATTGCTGGCTGCTGTTAACGCAGAGGATCGTCTTGAGGCGTCTAAATTCTTTGAAGAAAAATCTTACAAGTTTGTAGTGCTGAAAGTGGCGTCATACGAGGAATTGGAGCAATACACAGGAAAGGATCGGACCATTGTATTCCATCATCCTCTTGTTGATGAAGAACCTGATGCCGCACTTATTGGAGCAATTGCAAACAAGCCTGTCGGGTCTGTTACGTGGAAGTTTAAGTCTCTCATTGGTGTTACACCACAAGATTTCAAAGTCGATACGTTGGAAAACATCCACAAGGCGGGCGCCATTGCATTTGTGACTAAAGCTGGCCGTAATCAAACAAGCGAGGGTATTACGGGTTCGGGTGAATTTATTGACGTGCTGCACGGAAAAGACTGGGTCAAGCTTAACATCGAGACGTCAATTCAAACCGCTCTAAGCACAACTGACAAAATCCCTTACACAAATGAAGGGTTCGCTTTACTCGAATCACACATTATCAATGTTTTGGAAACAGCATTTACAAACGGAATTATTGCCCCTGACGAGGACGGACAGCCTGTCTATTCTGTTCAGTCTAAAGGAAGAAGCGAAATGACAGACGAAAACCGCAAAAACCGTGTGTATGACGGACTATCGTTTACATTTGAGCTTGCTGGAGCGGTTCACACAGCAGAAATCACAGGGGAAATTATTATTTAAAGGGGGCTTAATTAATGGCTGGAACTTACACTTATAACCCAATGGATGTCACAACCACAATCGCAGGTAAAATAGTGACGGGGTTTTCAGAAGGAACAATGGTGTCAGCATCAAAAGATGAAGACAACTTTCAGGTGAAGATGAGTGCAAAAGGCGAAGCGAGCGTTGCGGTTACAAACAACATGTTAGGTACAATCACACTAACATTGTCACAGGGATCACCATTTGTTGCTTTGTTGAATCAATACGCAAACACATCTAAACAATTCCCTATTTGGATTAAAAATAATGGAATGGTAAAAGAAACAATCGGAGGAACATCAGCAATGGTAAAGAAAAATGCTGATGCTGAGTACGGGGACGAAGTCGGAGATAGAGAGTTTGAAATTCAAGTCTTTGATTACACAGTGAAATAACATGGCTCAAAAAAAGAAAACGAACACACGAAAGCAGTCTGAAAAGGCTGCTTTTAATTATATGAATAAACCACTAAAGGAGAGAAAAACGATGGCGAAATTAGGCGAATCAAAAGAAGTAACAGTAAAAGGTGTCAAGTATACACTTGTTCACCCAGGAGTAAGAAAGGTAGTTCAATTGCAATCATCTGTAGCTGCTGGTGATGGCTCTATTAATTTAGATGCCTTGTATGACGGGTACATGAAACATGTAATTCACAGTCCCAAAGTAGATTGGTCTCATTGGGATGAGCAAGGATTGAAGGCCTTGCAGGAGGTCATGAACGAATGTGACACGTTTCTTACAACGGAAGACGAAGAACAAAAACCACTACAAGAACAAAGCAAAAAGTGAGTGGGACATGTGGCGGCTAGTGATGGAGCGAGTGATCAGTTTTGATGTTGCTAGATATATGACGCCTGACGAGATCGCCGAAGCTAATGCCGCCCTTGATCTCTATATTGATGCGAAGAACAAAGCAAATCAGAAAGGAGGTAAATAAATGTCTCAACCTTTGCGGACCACTGCCATAGAATTAAAACTTATTGCAAACTCGAAACCATTGCAACAAATGAATACTCAAGTAAATAGTATGCTTAGTAGTATTCAGGGAGCAGATCGACCAATACAAGCAATGAGTAGTGGTCTTAACAACACTAGTCAAATTGCAGCTGGAGCAACCAGACAACTTAGGCTGGCAAATGGACAGGTTGTAAACCTTTCCCGTGGAATGAGAACAGCTAGTCAAAGTGTCAGCACAACAAACACAAATATCAACACAGCAAGCCGTAGTATAATGCGTTTCACAAGATCCACTGACACAAGCGCTAGAACAATCAGAGTGGCGAATAGTCAACTATCTGCAATGCGTACTAGATTAGAAGACAGTACAAGCAATGCAGGAGCACTAACTCAGCAAGTGAACCGTATGGGCGGCCAAGTGGGTGGACAGTTTCAACAGATGACACAAAGCGCATCAAGGTTAGGTGGAGTTTTTGGCAGAATCCCATCATCGGTTAGTTCAATGTCTCGAAGTGTTGCCAATAGTGTTAAATCAGGTATCACAGCACCATTCAGAGAAGCAAAAACAGCTGTACAAGGCTATGCAGGAGCATTAGGGGTGTTATCGGGTGGAGCTTTAGCCGCAACAGGGATGGGGCGTTTATCTGCTATTGAGCAGGCTAAAACCTCTTTATCTGTTTTGATGGGTGATGCGAAGAAGGCACAAAGTTTTTTAGACGATATGCTGGCCTTTGCTAAAACAACACCATATGCATTTACAGACATCGCAAACAGTGGTAGAAACCTTATTGCTTTTGGTATGGATGTTAAGAATGTTATACCAACAATGCAAGCTGTTGGTGATGCCGCTGCCGCTAGTGGTAAAGGGGCTGAAGGATTCAGACAAATCAGTGACGCCTTTGGAGCTATGCAGGTTTCCGGCACGCTTTCAATGGAAGAAATGAACCGGCTCATGGATGCCGGTATACCAGCTCTAAAGATATTGGCGAATGAAACAGGTCAAGATGTTATGGATCTGAAAAAGGTCATTTCTAAAGGTGCTTTTGAAAGTGAAGAAGCAATTGCTGCGCTTGTAAAGGGAATGCAGAAAGGAACCAAAGGAGCAGCTGGCGAAACAGCAGCGATGGCCGGTATCATGAAAGATTCAAAAGATACGTGGGTCGGATCTGTTGATAGCATGAAATCGTCAATCAGCTCAACGATGGCAAAGATCATGGAGCCTGCAAAGCCTCATATTCAAGCTGCAATGGGATGGTTTTCTACTCAATTTAGTAAATTGCCTGATGTTATTTTTGGTCTTGGCAAAGTAATGCAGCCAGCTTTCAATACGATTGGCTCTATATTTAAAAATATTTCAGGTCCAGCCCAAACTGCTAAACAAGCGATTATGGGCGTATTTGGCGTTATGCAAGGTAAAGGTACAGGAGATCGTTTAGAAGGTTACGGCATATTGTCACAGCTTTTCCCTCCAAGTACGGTAGATATGATTGTGGGAGTAACAGATAAAGTGAAATCGGTTTTTGATACAGTTAAAGCCTCCATTGCTGGTGTATCACCGTATGTACAAGCTTTCATATTGAGTTTTATTTCAACTATGAAAAGTATGGCACCTGTGTTTAGTACGATTTTCAACGGATTATTGTCTGCGGTCCAATTTATTGCGCCATACATAGGCCAAGCATTGGGGGGAGTGTTTAGCTTTTTGGCGTCCATTGGAAATCAAGTGTCTGCATTTTGGAAAGAAAATGGCACACAAATAGTCCAAGCACTTCAAAACGTCTTTAGTGTCTTACAAAAGGTGTTTGTGTTCTTGATGCCGATAATACTTACAATTGTTCAATCTGTATGGGGGAATATTAAAGGTGTTATCACAGGAGCTTTGAACATCATTATGGGAATAGTGAAGATATTTACAGGGCTATTTACAGGTGATTTCGGAAAGATGTGGGAAGGTGTAAAACAATTATTCTTCGGAGCAGTATCTTTTATTTGGAACGGATTACAGCTTCTATTTATTGGCCGTATTGTAAAAGGAATTATGGGGCTTGCAAAGAGTGTCGGTAGTCTAGTAGCTGGTATGTGGAATGGTGTAAAAAGTTTCTTTGTTAACGGTGCGACAAATGCTTCAAACCTAGTTGTAAATATGGGGAGAATGATTGTTAAGGGTTGGAGTTTTGTAAAGAACAACGTCGGTAGATTAGCCGGCGCTCTATGGGACCTAGTTAAGAAAAAGTTTGGCGATATGGTTGAAGGTGCAAAAGCGTTGCCCGGTAAGATTGGCAAGGGTATTAAATCAATGGCATCTAAAGCAGTTAGTGGCGTCAAAAGTCTTGGTAATATGTTGGCTGGAGCATTAGCAACCGCTGTGAACGGAGTAACGGGCGGAATTAACTGGGTACTAGAAAAAATCGGTTTAAAAGATGTGAAAATCCCAAAATGGACACCGCCTAAATATGCGAATGGTACAAATGGTCATCCGGGGGGTCCTGCAATATTAGGTGATGGAGGCGGTCCCGAACTATATAAAACACCGTCTGGCCATGTTGGATTATCGCCGGGCACCGATACACTGATGAACCTACCAAAAGGAACTCAAGTGTTATCACATAAGCAAACGCTTGAAACTCTCGGAAATGTTCCTATGTATGGTGATGGAACTAAAGGGAATAAAAATGGATCAGGCTGGCTTGGTAAAGCTGTTGAGGGAGCAAAAAACGTTGTTGGTAAAGTCAAAAGCGCTGCTTTTGATGTGTGGGATTACATTTCTAATCCTACAAAGCTTATGAATAAAGCCTTTGAAAAGTTTGGTGGAAAAGTACCTTCATTAGCTGGAGGTTTTGGTGATATAGCAAAGGGTCTATTTACTAAGGTAAAAGATGGCGTAATGAGTTGGGGAAAGAAAAAAATTGAGAGCTTTGGCGGTATGTTTGGCGGCGGTGGATCTGCTGCCGTTAAAAAGTGGGTTGCTCAAGCTATTTCAATTAAAGGAATCAGTCCTAGTTACGCTGGAGCCTTACAGACCATTGCCATGAAAGAATCAGGCGGAAATCCTAATGTAGTCAACCGGTGGGATAGTAACTGGAAAGCAGGACACCCGTCACAAGGATTGATGCAGTTTATCCCAAGTACATTTGCATCTTATAAAGAACCAGGTTACGGCAATATTAAAAACCCGGTTCATCAAATCATAGCGGCAATTAACTATCTTAATAGACGATACGGCGGCATCTATAACCATCCGGGCTTAAAATCAATGGCACGGGGTGGTCCGTATAAGGGATATGCAACAGGTGGTCGAATCATTGGTGACCAATGGGCTATGGTTGGCGAGCAAGGTCCAGAGCTTATGCGATTGTCCGGCGGATCAACTATTTACAACAACCGCAGAACAAACAGCATGCTAAATGACGCAGCTTACACACCTTCATCTAGTTCGACAACATATTCTAATTCTTCAAACAGCAATAGTTTTTCACCTACAGTTTATGTCCAAGTTTCTGGCGGCGCTTCATCTGGCAGCGAAAGTAGTATTAAGCAAGCTGTCCAAGAAGCTCTTAAAGAAACGTGGGAGAAACTGAATCCAATGTATGCGCCAGAGGGGGAATATTGATGGCGAAGCTAGGGAAAATCAAAATCGTCAATGAGAAGGAGTCAGATAATCCTGAAGTAGAAGTGACGTCATACCCTGTTGAAAAAGGCATTCCCATAACTGATCATGTACAACGAAAACCCGAAATCACTTCAATTTCGGGTTTTTTGCTCGGCAAAAATCCAAACAAAGACTTTGCCTATTTAAAAAAGCAGATGTATGCGGGGAAATTACTGAATTACACGGGAAGAAAAGTAGCGAAAAACGTTGTCATTACCAATCTATCTCGAGATATTGGTGAGTACAAAAATGGCTTTGCTATCTCGGTTGAGTTACAAGAAATTCGTATTGCAAAAAGTCCATTCGTAAAAAAGAAAGTGAAAGCAGCAGGGAAAAAGAAGAAATCAAATACGAAGAAAAGCAAAGCTGTCTATCACAAAGTTAAGAAAGGCGAAACATATAGCCACATGAGGATGTGGTACGGTACTAGCCTCTCACAGCTTAGAAAATGGAATAAGTACCCTGACCGCCGCATTCCTATAGGGGTCAAATTACGGGTGAAGTAGGAGGATCTAAATGGCAACGAGAGACTATATTCCAATTGATATAGAAGACATTCCGCAGCAGTTTGAAATTGATTTAGCTGACAGTACATTTGTTTTTCAAATCAACTATAACGAAACTGATGACAGCTATTCCATCGACCTGTATGACATGGACCTGGAGCCAATCGTGCTAGGTGAAAAAATGATTTTAAATGTGCCGTTGTGGGATGACATTATAGATGATCGTTTGCCAGCTCCTTCATTAGTACCGTTAGACGAATCAAATACAGAAACTCGGCTTTCATCAGAAAACTTCATGAAAACTGTGTTTCTGTATATTGACGATGTTGGTGAAGAGGGTGAAGAAAATGGCGACGAATAATAACAAACTGTTATTTGGTCGTATTGTAAAAGTGACGATTGATAGTGGTTCGCATAAAGGAACCTTCGATTATAAAGACTTAGAAGTTCGCTTTGAAGTTCCCTTTGACGATGATGCAAAACCAAATGAAACAAAGGTTGAGATTTTCAATCTTAGTAGCAGCACTATCAACAAAATTAAAAAAGGCGCTACTATGACCGTTCAGGCGGGGTATAAAAGCGACTTTGGGGTATTAGCCATCGGAAAGGTTACTAAGGTACTGACAAAGCGTACAGGGGTCGACAAAATCACTTCGGTTTATATGAAAGAAGGCGACGATTACTCTCATATTAAAGTTGATCAAAATACCGCTGATGCTCCTGTGAAATATTACGTCAACAAGCGGTACAAGCTGAAGAAACCATTGAAGGTTGAGACAAAAAAAGTGTACAAGTTGAAATCAGGTAAGACTTCTGTACGCAAAAGCACACGAACGATTAAATACAAAACAGTTCGTGAGGCGAAATACAGAAAACAATCCATGAAAATCACATTTAAAAAAGGAACAACAGCCCGAACAATTATAAAGCGTTTAATACGCATTCTTGATATTAAACTAGCGAAGCTGTCTCTTCCTAGAAATAAGGTATACAAAAAGGGTTACACCGTAACTGGATCAATAGAAAAAAAGCTAGAAGAAGTTGTGCATGATTGTGGTGCTTCTTTGTATTACAGGCGTGGTCGTCTTGTTATCAGGTCAATCACCGAGGGGGACGATGAGCGGTTTGAGTTAAAAGAATCAACAGGTTTGCTTGATTCTCCTGAAGCGTTTGAGGATGAGAAGCTTAAAGGGTATTCGGTGAAATGCTTATTGCAGCACCGCATAACCACCGCTTCAATCATTATCATTAAGAGCAAAACAGCCAACGGAAAGTATCGTGTTAAAAAGGGTAAGCATGTGTTTGATGGGAACGATTTTTACACAGAAGCGGATGTGATCTAATGGCAGCAGATACGAATTTTTTCGATAATCTTATAAAAGGCATCAAGCACTCGATTCATGTTTGCGCTCCTGGTAGGGTCGTTTCTTATGATGCTGCCAGTCATACGGCAGATGTAAAACCGCTCTTTATGACGGCTGACGACGACACTTTATATGAACAACCATTGATACAAGACGCCCTTGTGTTAAAGCATGTCGAGCCAGATATAAAGGTTGGGGCTATGGTATTTCTATCATTTGCAGATAGGGCGCTTGATAATTTAACAAACAAACCTTTTGATCCTGATAGTACCCGTACACACGATATAACAGATGCTGTAGTGATTGGGGTGTATGGCGGATGAAAACTTTAAAACTGGTTAATGGTGATCTTATTTTAAAAGATGGAGAACTAGAAATGGTCGAAGGCGAAGAAGAGCTGGCACAAGCTGTAGAAATGATCTTGAAAACAAGTTTAGGAGAGTTTGAACTAGATGAGTTTTTAGGTGTCGATCGTGAAAACCTTCTTGGAAAAAACCTCGATGAAGAAGAAGCACAATATGACATCATTGAGGCAATAGCTCAAGAAGAACGCATTGCCACAGTAGAAGACATAGAATTTCAGTTTGATCGAAAAGCACGCTCCAGTCGTATCAAACTGAAATTGATAAAAGAAGAAGACGGCCAAGAATTGGAGTTAGGAGGTGTTGACGTTGTTGAATGAAAACGGCTTCCAGCGAAAAACATATTCAGACATTGTAGACGAAATGGAAGATAAGGCAAAGGAACAGTTCGGGGAGGATGTAAATACATCAAGCCGCACACCTCTTGGAATCATTTTTAGGATCATTGCATGGTTTCTGGCAGGTGTTTGGGACATCGCAGAAAGAGTATACAACAGCGGCTTTGTTAGTAAGTCTGAGGGAGTACAGCTTGATAGACTCGGAAATAACAACGGCATTTCAAGAGAGCCGGCAAGTGAATCATATGCGACGCTTGAAATTGAAGGAGAGCCGGGTCACATCATTGAAGAAGAAACTCAGTTTGCAACGGAATCAGATATTTATTTTGAGGTACTCGAAGAAGCAACGATCGATACCAATGGAAAGGCTTTAGTCGATGTCATATCAGTCGATAAGGGCGCAATGAACAATGTGGCAGCTGATACGATCACTGTACAAGCTGAACCAACGGAAAATATCACGTCTGTGACCAATCCCGAAGCGGCTGCCGGCGGTTCCGATATTGAAATAGATTCGGAGTATCGTGCACGAATTAAAAGATCGGTAGAAGGCAGTTCAGCGTCTACACACAGCGGTATCATTGCGGCACTGATAAAAACATCTGGGGTCCGTTCAGCTAATGTGGTGATGAATAACACAATGGAAGTAGATGCTGACGGGAACCCACCTAAAAGTATTCATGCTTATGTACTTGGAGGTATAAAAGAAGATGTAGCTGATTCGCTTTTTAATAGTGTAGCGGCAGGCATAGAAACAGTAGGAAATCAATCTGTTGTCATTACTGATTTAAGCGGCATTGATCATCAAGTTAATTTTGATTTCGCTCAAGAAGTGAAAATCTATGTCCGCCTTGAATTAAAGACAAATGCATCATTCCCCATAGATGGGGATGATCTGATCAAGAATAATGTTGTATATAAAATTGGTGGTGTGGACAAATCGGGGTCTTCATTCACTGGATCTCAAATGGGTGACGATGTTATCTTGTCTCAACTATATAATGCTGTGTATCAAGTGGCCGGTGTTGATGATGTTGTCATCAAGATCGGAAAAAGCCCTGATGCTCTCAGCCAGTCAAACATCGAAATTGAGCCTAAACAAGTAGCGCAAGTTCTCTTCTCGGAAATCGAGGTGGTACATTTATGATTAAGGACTTAATCAGTAAGCTGACCGATGCTTTTCAGAAAGATGAGAAAAGCAATATCGGAAAGCTTTTTTTAATTGTAGATGAACAACTGACCGCAGCGAGGAAGACGCTGACTACCGCAGAAAAATGGCGTGATATAGATAACGCAAAAGGTCGTGGTCTTGATTTAATAGGTGATAACGTTGCTCAAAATAGAGGCAGAGCCACAGATGAAATTTATAGGGTTCTGATCCGTGGTAAAGTAGCACGGAACATTTCAGATGGAACAACAAACAGAATAATTGAAGCTTTATCTAAAACGCTCAATTGTGAATACAACGAAATTAACATATACACCGTAAAAGAAGATGGGGAAAACGAACCAGCAGCAATAATTGTGAAAAAGGCACCGTTAGAAGCACTTAATAAAGTTGGTATGTCAGCCACACAATTTTCATCTATTGTGCAAAAAACTGTAGCAGCTGGTGTGCGGGTGGCCTATATCAATCTTAATGGGACGTTTAGTTTTTCATCTATTTCTGATGAAATTGAGACAAGCCAATTCGGGTTTTCATCTGATGGAACAGACGGCGGCACATTAGGGGGCATCTTTGAACCAGAGGATGATTATCCATTACCAATCTAATAAGGAGGGAAAGCATGGCTTTTACAAAAGAAATACCACAATGGGACAACGCAGGTCAAAAGCCTCCACAAAGTAAAATTAGTGAGGGATTTAAACCAATGGACCATCCGCCTGCCGATTGGTTCAACTGGTACATGAATGGCACCTATGAGGCTTTAAATGAGTTGCAAAGTGAAGCAGCAACAACAACTGAAGTTACAGCAGGTTTAAAGGTTTTATCGAATGATATAGCGGCACATTCTAACGCCAAAAATAATCCCCATGCTGTCACGAAATCACAAGTCGGGTTAGGGGATGTCGATAACATTAAGCAAGCTTCAAAAGTTGATTTTGATAATCATGTTAACGATAAAAAGATTCATGTTACAGAAGAAAAACAAAATTTATGGAATAATAGTCAACTTTATAAATTGACTACAGATTCAGGGTTTAGACAGGCTGTGCCTAACACAATCGCTGGAACTAATTTATTTGAATTACCACCCGGTTACTATTATGGAGCTGGTCAATATTTTACGAATCTTCCGACCACAAATGATACATCTTGGTTTAACGTTGATGTATTTTCAACAGGTATTAGGAAAAATTTTCATGTCATCCGTAGCGCTGATAATACACATTGGGTTGGAACAATTCACACAGACGGATCTTTTCGGGGATGGAAAAAAATATTAACGGCAGAAGATATGGAAAACAGCACTTTTGTTGATACCTATGATCAAGATAATTCATCCGTTTCAGCTGCTGAAAATGTCGCAACAAAGCTTGTATTTGGAGCAACACGAGCAGACGATTTATCAGAGTATAACCGCTCTCGTGCTGAGATCACACTGAAAAACAGTGGTCTTTATTTAATCAGGCTGTATGTCACTAGCAATAATATTACAGTTGGGTCGGATAATATTTTGGCCTGTTATGTCAACGGATCAGAATACCAGAGGTTCGGAAACTGGAATCCAGCGACATCATCAAGTACATGCGTGCTTTATTTGTTACAAAAGTTCAAAGCTGGAGATAAAGTGACTTTCTATATAACGCCAAGAGGCACCAATAAAACAATATCAATAAATACGGCTTACGTTACCATGTCTCAGCTAAGATAGGAGGAAAAAGATGAATAAGGCACTAGCGATTAAATATCTATATCCAAATGCGGAACTAGGTAAGGATTACTCAGTTCGGGATGACGGAGAAGGTCAGTTCATAGACAAGTGGTCATTAGAAGATCCTGTACCTTCAGATGAAGTGTTAGAAGTCGCATGGAATGAATACCTAGCCAAGAACGATGAAAAGCCTTTATCAAACGTTGAAAAGCAACTGCTGCTGCTTGGAGAGCAATTAGCATTAGAAAAAATAGCACGTCAACAATCAGATAGAGTTAATGCAACGTTAGGACAGCAACTTGCTGAAATGAGAATAGAAATCCTTAAATTAAAAGGGGGGGTTACTGATGAATCTTAATTTTTGGGTGTTAGCTCTTTTTTATAAATGGGCCACAACTGCAATGGTTAAACAAGCGATGGCGTTTAAGGACTGTTCAATTGAAGATTTAGAAGAGGGTATTCAGAAAGAATATGTTACACAAGAACAATACAAAGAAATAACTGGTGAAGCATTTAAAGAAACAATAGAAGCCGAGTAGAAAGGCTTTTTTATTTTACCTTCTTTGAGGAGGTGAGGAATTTGAAAAGGACTAGGGGGCGTACTCATGTCAGGAATGACGGAGGTTAACGATGTGAATATCATACAAAAAGATATGTCAGAATTAAAAACCAGTCAAAAAGCTTTGGAGCAGCGTGTTTCTGTACTCGAAAGAGGGCAAGACAAGCACGATCAGCAAATCATTAGCTTGAACAATCAGCTTAATAAAATTGAAGAAAACACGACATGGATTAAGCGTACTATTACTGGTGCACTTATAACTGCGGTTTGCACTGGTGTAATTGGTGGCGGGATTGCTCTTGTTTATACAATGCTTCAAAAATAAAAAGAAAAGAGGAATTTAATATGAAAAACTTCGACAAAGGCACTGTGATCCGTACAGTGCTTCTTTTAATTGCTTTTATTAATCAAACGCTTGTGATGTTTGGAAAGCCGGTATTACCAATTACAGATGATCAGGTAACAACCCTTGCTGATTCATTATATTTGGCTGGATCAACGGCATTTTTGCTTGTAACAACAATTGTCGCATGGTTTAAAAATAACTATGTTACCGAAAAAGGAAAAAAACAAAAAGAAATTCTGAAACAAAAAGGACTTTCAAAATAAACCAGCTGCCATTAGGCGGCTTTTTTTGTTATTAAAAATGAATTCAGAGGAGAATGAACATGGCTGAAAAAATCGGATTACAAACTCTTATAGATCGTTCGGTTAGAAATATGGGCGCCGGCATTCACAGTGTTGTAAAAGAAAGTGCTATTGAAATGATCAAGCAAGCTTATAAAGAAGGTATCTATGTACAGATTACTTCTGGCTACCGTTCGTTTGCAGAACAAAATAAGCTTTACGCTCAAGGTCGTACCGCTCCTGGGAAGATTGTCACCAACGCTAAAGGTGGTCAATCAAATCACAACTATGGTTTAGCGATTGATTATGTTCTATTAAGTGCGGATGGAAAAAAAGCGCTTTGGACAGTTAACGAGAAATGGCGCCGAGTAGCGCAAATTGGGAAATCACTAGGGTTTTCGTGGGGTGGAGACTGGAAGAGTTTTAAGGACTACCCGCACCTTGAAATGATGGGTGGTATGACTTTATCACAGCTTCAAGCGGGTAAGCGTCCTGTCTTGGTGTCATTACTATCAAATAAAGTTTCTGCAAAACCAATCAAGACAACGCCAGTTAAATCATCGCCATCAAAAAGCACATCTAAGCCTAATACAACTTCTAAAAAGACATACAACCTGCCTTCTGGCATTTTAAAAGTAACCAAGCCTCTTACAAAGGGAGCAGCAGTAAAAGCCGTACAGGAAGCCCTAGCCGCTCTTTTCTACTATCCTGATAAGGGCGCGAAAAACAACGGTATTGACGGCTATTATGGACCAAAAACAGCGAATGCGGTCAAACGATTCCAATTAATGAGCGGCCTAACGGCGGACGGCATATACGGGCCGAAGACTAAAGTAAAACTTGAATTATTATTAAAATAATAAATAAGCCTCTCTGAATTTAGAGAGGCTTATTTATTGTCTTTTTTTAAATTTTTTACATTATCGATTGGAAGTTCGTCATACTCTACATGTCTTGGATCGAAGTCTTTATTTTTAGGTGGTATGGCGTGATTTAGTACTGTTCTTGAAGTCAAAAAAATGTTTTCTTTATCTGGTTGTGTATCAGTATCTGATTTTTTATTAACCACTGTATCTTTCCACCAACTGTCCTTGTCTGCCAC